TTTGCGAGTGCTTGGATATTGTGTGGAAGGATCGTAGGCTATTAGTCAACGAGCTACTCGGCAAGAGCCTACAGAACGCACACGAGTGGTTAGTCCAATATCCTTATCTCGGAGGGTTCATGGCTTATGAATTGGTTACCGATCTTCGGTTCACTTACTTGTTACAGAATGCAAGGGACAAGCTCACGTGGTGCAATCCTGGGCCTGGGTGTATTCGTGGATTGTATTGGCTCGCAGGAGAAGAGGAGAAAATAACTTCCAACTCCAGTTGTCCCCCCAAGCCAAAGGATTGGCAAAAACGAATGCGAGACCTGCTCAAAATAACCAGGGAACGCTTGCCCGATATGCCTCGGTTTGAGATGCGGGAGATTGAGCATATTTGTTGTGAGGTTGATAAGTACAATCGCATGTTGTTCAACACTGGTAGGTCAAAGAGGAGGTATGATGGGCAAGTGGCAAAAACCCCATGTGATTTGAGACCCCAAGCAAAAAGAAGCGATGGGTATACCCAGATTGAAAATGGGCAAACAAAGATGAAAAAGCCTCAAGTGGCTATTTTGCATTGTCTGTCGTTGTCAGGGTCTCCATTGTCTCGGAATCAAATTGCAAAGAGATCAAAAGTAGATCCAACAAAAGTGGGTGATTATGCAGGCCCCCGACCACCAAACCAAACAGATAAGGCTCTCAAGCGCTGGCAGTTTCCGGCGTTGGATACTCTTGGATATGTGCATGTTGAGAAACATGACATGGGAAGTCGAGACTTACTTTTGTACACGATAACCGAAACCGGCAAGAAAGCAATTCAATGATACATAAGAAAACAGGAAGCAAGAAACGTAGGCATAAGAAAGTGGGAAGCAAGAAGCAATTGAAGATTAAATTGCGCCCTAAGTATGTTTATCCTGACGTAGAAGTCCGGGTTTGTGTTGGCAACGAGGCGTTAACTTGTGCCCACGCCAAGCAATTACTCGGATGGAAGACAGAAACAAGAACAGTCAAGTTCCACGATAGGTACTTGTTTAAGGATGAAGAAAACTGTAAGGTGCAATGTAGTTGCAATCGCAAGAACCGCCCATTTGATGATTCATGGGCAAGGTCTATAGCCCAAGACATACTCAACAAGCGATGGAAGTTGAACTTGGAAACAATTATCATCGGCCGGGATGGGCAAGTTTTAAGCGGGCAACACAGACTTATTGGGTTGATTCTTGCATGTCAACTATGGCAAAAACATTCCTATTGGTCCAAAGTGTGGAACACGGAACCAAGTATCGAAACATTGGTTGCATTTGGGGCTGATGAAAGTGAAGAAGCAACGAGGACATTGGATAACGTAAAGCCCAGAACGTTGGCGGACGTTTTGTTTATGTCTAAGACGTTTGCCCAACACCGCCCGAAAGACCGCAAACCAATCACACGCATTTTGGACTACGCTGTCCGCTTACTATGGAAGCGTACTGGCGCATCTAATAACGCATTCTTGCCGAGAAGAACACACAGCGAAGCTCTGGAGTTCATTTCTAATCACCCCAAGATTGTGCCTTGCGTCAAGCATGTCTACGACGAAGATTGTGCTGGGTCAATAAAGAAATATATCAGTTTGGGTTATGCTGCTGGGCTAATGTACCTTATGGCTGCTTCTGATAGTGACTATGATGCATATTCAGATAAGGAGCCCCATGGTGAATCCAGACTGATTATGACTCAATGGGAAATTGCTGCCGAGTTTTGGAGTGAGTTTTCAGTTGGCGACTCATTGAAACCTCTGCAACGATCCTTGAATAAGTTAGCGGAAAACCTTGAAGAAGATACCAATGTACAAATAGGAGAAAAGCTTGCCATGATTGTCAAAGCTTGGCAAGTGTTCAGAAAAAAGAAACGCTTGGTTATGAGCGATTGTGCTTTGGCTTATACTCAAGACGAAGCTGGGTTCAGAGTTCTTGATGAACACCCAAGAATGGGAGGTATCGACATTGGCTAGTAAGTATAGAGAAGTGAGTATGAAGGCTTGCCGTAGTTTGGTGATTCCATATCACTACAGCGGCAGAATGCCAAGTAACGTCCAGTTGTGTTATGGGGACGTGGTTACTCCACCATTATCAGTTGTGGCTTGTTGTATATTTTCAATTGCTACTGGAAGGTGGGAAGTTCACAATCTGTGGGAACTTACTCGCCTTGTGCGGTTGCCCGAGTATGATAAGCCACTAACGAGGATGATTGGTAATGCAATTGGGCATATAAGGAAGCACAAATTAGCCAATTTGGTGCTCTCGTTTGCTGACATTGAAGAGGACCATCACGGAGGAATTTACCAAGCTGCGTCATGGATTTACAGCGGGACAACCAAGAAGAGACTAGATGGGTTTAATATTGACGGTGTTTTTGTGCCAGCCAGAACTTGCAACCAACGACACGGTACAAGTTCAGTAAGTGACCTAAAGAAATCTATGCCAAATTCACAAGTGACACCTCATTTTGATCTTGGCAAGCATTTGTATTGGAAACCAATCAACAAGGCTGGCATGAAGAAGGCGGTAGAGATGGGGCTGAAGAGTCTCGCCTACCCTAAGCCAATGTTGGCGCGTGGTAAGACGAGAAACACGATTAGATCATCGAACCAAGACCATAAGGGCAAGGTGGTATTGCCATGTGGAGGATCACAAAATAGCATTGAAGAAGGACAACCGACCAAGATGCTTATTGGTAGAGGAGTGGTCCCAATAAAAAAGCCCCAGAAGTAATCCGGGGCTAATGTCTCACTTGGGGTTTGGTCTATTTGACTTTGGCAGCCATTTTGCGTCCAATTGCTGTGATGATGTAAGTGTGCCCTCTGACGTTTTCTTGGGTGCCGATTGACACAATCCTCCTGGATTCAAGGCTCTTGAGGGAAGTCAACCACTTGCCACTGTACTTGTTATCCCGACCGATGCCAACTTTGTCCTTAAGGTCAGCCATGGAAATAGCTTCCTTGCGGTTGGTTAGAGCCCGGACGATGCGAACTTGGTCAATATCCAAATTAACTTTGGATGCAACTTCCTTGGCACCATCTTTCTTCACTGACTTCTTCGTTTCTTTCTTCGTCGTCTTCTTCTTCTTCGGGGCTGCCTTCTTCGTCGTCTTCTTAGCAGGTGCCTTCTTGGCAGTGGGCTTCTTGGCAGTGGGCTTCGTGACTTTCTTCATCGTTTCGCTCCTCGAATTGGGGTTGTGTGTTGAGCATGTCGTATGCCCGACTATGCCTGTTATAACTAGGGTATCGACGGATTGCAATACCAATCAGTAGGAAATCTTTGAAGATGGCTCCTTGGAAAGCCCTAAACCCTCATGTTATAATAGGTTAAGGCTGGGAAAATAGTTTTTGGATTCTTGGAATCTGGGGTTGAATTATGAGGATTCTGCTTGATTGTCACGAGGTTTTGGCTGATTTTACGGGGGCTGCCCTGAAGATTCACGGTTACAGTCGGAAAGAGTTTGAGGCTTTGCCCTCGTATATTCCTGGGGCATGGGACCTAGCTAGACAGTTGGGGCTATCTGACGAGGATTTTTGGTACCCGATCAATCGGGCTGGGGAAGGTTTTTGGCGTGATCTTCTCATGCTCCCCGAAGCACCTTATTTAATTCATTGGTTGGATACTCAACGGCTGTCTTTAATTGAGGAATGGTACATTGTTTCCAGCCCTTCTCAACACACTTCAAGTTATGCTGGGATTCGTGCATGGGTGCAAGAGCATCTAGGGATGGATTGGAACCGATTGGTTCTCACGAATCACAAGCACCTATTAGCCAACCCAGATACTATCTTGATTGACGACAGTGAATCCAATACTGCGCAGTTTGAGAGGGCGGGAGGCAATGCCATCCTATATCCTGCTTGGTGCAATCATCTCCACGCTTGTGATGACCCACTGGGGTACACACTCAAAAACCTAGACCACTCCCTCAAATGCTAACCAACGGAGAAGCCTGTTATGCACTTCCATTTTCGTAATGTCAACGATGCTTTTGATCGACTAGTCAACGGGATAGCTCTAAAGTCTATTCCAACCGTTGAACGGCCTAGCCGTAATGGCCCCGTACTCAAAGTCACTGAACCAGTATTGGTCTCCTACACTCATCCTCTCCAGAGAGTGCTGTTCAATTCAGAAAGAGACGCCAACCCATTCTTTCATTTGTTTGAGTCTCTGTGGATGCTCTCAGGATCAAACAAAGTACAGCCGTTGGCGTATTACAACAGCAACATTGGCAACTACTCTGACGATGGGGAGAAGTTCCATGGGGCTTATGGCCATCGTTGGCGGGTTGCCTTTGGGATGGATCAACTACTGAGGATTGCAGACGCATTGGAAGCTGACCCCGATTGCCGTCGTCAGGTATTGTCTATCTGGTCTCCAACAAAAGACTTGGAGACAGATTCAAAAGATTTGCCTTGTTTGGCAGGCAATACAAAGTTTAGGTCTCCTGAGGGAGACCAAACTATCCAATGGTTGGCTAAGAAATTCCAGACTCAAAATACATTTAAGTATCCAGTATACACTGTGGATACTGGCACAGGAGATCAGCGATTGGCTTGGATGACTAACGCTTGGAAGTCTGGTAAAAAAGAAGTCTACCGAATCAAGTTTGATGATAACTCTTCAGTTTTAGCTACAAATGACCATTTGTTCTACCGCAAAACAAGAAGGTTTGAAGGAAGCCGTTGTGTGGGATTATCGGTGCAAGAATGCACTTTGGGTAATTTAGTTGTTGGCGATCATGTAGTTGCAGCTCTTCCAGAAACTGCGGCAAGTAGGTATTGCCCAAAGGGATATTTACAGTTCAAACGGAATCTTTACAGAAACACTTCAGGAGTTAATCTCAAAAGGGAGCACAGAGAGTATTTTGGTCTTGTTGAGCCAATACACAGAGGATTTGCAATACACCACAGAGATGGTAATATCTTGAATAACCAATTTGATAATTTACAACAAATGGAAGCAAGCCAACACAATGCTATAGGTAAGTTTGGTGCGAATAATCCCCATTGTAAAATGACAGAATCCCAAAAAGATGCAAGAGGCAAAAAACACTCCGCTAGCTTGAAGAGACACTATGCCGGATTAACACCCGAACTTAGAAAAGCACTACAGCAACGTAAGGCGTTTCGTACTGAAGAACAATGGGAGATGATCCAAGAGTATCAAGCATCAAAAGGGAATCATCGTGTAGTGAGCGTAGAGAGGGCCGGAACGTTGGCTGTGTATGATTTTGAGGTTCCTGGAAGGCATAATGCAGTATTAAGCAATGGGGTGCTTGTGCATAATTGCAATACCAACGTCTATTTCTCTGTTCATCATCAAGAAAGAGACATGGCAGTTTGGAAAAGCTATCTAGACATGACTGTTTGCAATCGTAGCAACGACTTGGTTTGGGGAATGTTGGGAGCAAACGTCGTACACTATTCGTTTCTCTTGGAGTACATGGCAAAGCGTATTGGTGTTGAGGTTGGCACCTATCACCACCTGACAAACAACTTGCACGTCTACAAAGACAAGTGGGAGCCTAAAAAGTGGGCTAGCAATTTCTCGATGGATTATCAAAAGCCATGGGAGCTGATACCACTGGTAGACAACCCAGACGTATTTGACATGGAAGTTATTCGCTTTGTTTCTCGTGGGATAGACCAAGAGTTTACTGAGCCATTTCTCCGCAACGTAGCCCAACCTATGTGTGCCGCATACAGAGCGCACAAGCAACGGAGGTACTATGGAGACAATAACGCTTTGACTTTAATGAGTCGGGTACATGCGCCCGATTGGAAGGAGGCAGGGACAGCTTGGATAGAAAAAAGAAAAGAGGCTTGGGAACACAAAAGCAAAGTAGCCCCTTCAGGAAATCAATCTGATGGTTAAGCCTGTACTTACTAAGAGAAACTTTGTCAAGAGGTATGCCAAGGGGGAATTTGGAAATCACTCTCCCACTTGGAAGGCTCTTGATCGTTGGCTACTGGACCAACGCATTCCAGGAACTAATCCAAGGGCTTTGTTTCATATCCGAAACAGAGTGGCGGGCGGGCCTACTTGGTACAATCTGCTGGCTCGGGAAGTAGTGACTACTTGGGGGAAGATTACAGCAAACGGGGTTGATCCTAGCACGTTGTATATCAGTGCAATGGCTCCAAGCGAAAAGACAATCTTTCAAGGAGAGGTTTCAAGAGGAGTCTGGAGCTATGAGCTAACCTATACGACTGTTGCTAAGCCTATGAGGGAAGCGCTTAAAGACCAGACGCACGTGGCAGGGGGTATAATAGCAATCACCCTCCTGAGAAAATTCTTGTGTGAAAGAAGCTATGATTGGTTGATGTACTTGTTGGACAATTATGAAGGCCATGTGGTTGAGTTTTCTACCTACAGCGTAGAGTGGGGAACACTGCCTGGCTACAACACAGTTTTTTGGGAGGTGAGAAAATACTGATGCAAGCGAACCAATACCAACGACTCGCGGAACGTACAGAATGCAATCAAACAGTTTCGCGAAACAGAATGAAGGCCTTGGTGAAAGGGCTGCCTGTACCTGTGAGACTAAACCACGCTGTCTTGGGGTTGTGTGGGGAGGTGGGAGAGTTGGCAGCAGCTATCGAGCGGTGGATATACTATGGACAACCTCTGGATGAGACTAACCTCCAAGAAGAGTTGGGGGATTGTCTTTGGTATATGGCTGAGGCTTGTAATGCAGCCGGGTTTAGTTTAGAGGCTATCATGGAGGCTAACATCCAAAAGCTTCAAAAGAGGTATCCTGAAAAGTTTTCCGAGTCCCAAGCAGTAGAAGAGAACCGAGATAGGGAAAAAGAGGCAGAGATCATCAAGAAGACAGCAACGAAGACGCCAGAAGAACCAGAAGAAAGAGCTGAAGAGAAGGCAATACAGGTTGAGGCGCATGAGGCTTACCATAGCGTGGTGTGTGGGTCTTGTTGTGAGGGAGCATCTTTCGGGAGTCAAGAGGACACCAACAGCTATTCCCGCAAGTGTTCTCGATGCAAAAGAACACCCATTCACGATAACAATTCATCAGGACTTTGTCCTGACTGCTATGCAGAGGAGAACCCACAAGCATGAAACGATTAAAGGATTATCCCCAAGAGTTGAGACCTTACGTTTTTCATGGTTTGGATTTGCAATGGAGAGAGGGAGAGAAACAAGCGTCAGCCGATTGTCCTTGGTGTGGTAGAGAAGGCAAGTTTAGCATTGAAGTCAAAACTGGGTGTTGGAATTGCTTTGTCTGTGGTGAAGGAGGAAAGAAAGGCGGAGGGAATGCTCAATCGTTTGTTCAGTTGCTTTGGAAGAAAAGTGATGCAGCCACAAGCAAATACAAACTGCTGACAAAGGATCGAGGACTGGTCTTCTCTGAAACCTTGATGCACTGGGGAGCCGTTAAGTCAACAATTGATCGGTGTTGGATGCTTCCCGGTTATTCTGCTCAAGGTAAGCTTGTCCAACTTTACCGATACATTTCTATCAAGGGCCGATACATTTCTATCAAGGGGTGGAAGGTTTTGTTGCCCACTCCCACCCTTCATCACGGAATGTTTGGTATCCCTTTGTTTGATAAGAGTAAGCCTCAAACATTTATCTGCGAGGGGCCTTGGGATGCAATGGCCTTATGGGAAGTGCTAGGCAACGCGAAGGAAACTGAGGGGGGTGGGCTAGCGCTAACCTCAAACAAAACGAAAAGCCTTCTCTCCAAGATCAACGTGGTTGGAGTCCCTGGCTGCAACTCTCCGTTGGATCGATGGTCTGGATTGTTTCAAGGGCAAAACGTTCGGCTACTATTTGACAGCGACCATCCCCAAGGAAAGAAGAAAACATCGGCAGGTTACACTGGCATGAAGCGTGCTGCCTCTATTCTCTCCAAGGTGTCTTCGGTAGGCTACCTAAAATGGGGAGAATTAGGTTATGATCCCGAGTTACCAAGTGGTTTTGATGTGAGGGACTTTCTCAATGCCTAAGCCAACATATTCCCCTACCCTGTACCCTCTTGATTGCCGAAAGGCAGCCCGCAGACTTCGCAGCAACACGGTTAGCGCAATTGTGACCGATCCACCCTATGGACTAAAGTTTATGGGTAAGGAATGGGACCATGGAGTTCCAGGAGTACAATTCTGGCAGACGTTCCTCAGAGTCTGTAAACCTGGAGCAATGCTTCTAGCCTTCGGCGGCACGAGAACTTATCACCGTTTGGCTTGTGCTATCGAGGATGCTGGTTGGGAGATACGCGATTGTATCATGTGGGTGTACGGATCGGGCTTCCCCAAGTCACACAACATCAGCAAATCCCTCGACAAGGCAGCAGGTGCAGAGCGTGAAGTGGTGGGGCGAAAGACAGGACGGGCAGCAACCCCAGTCCAGGATATTCGTGGTGGTTCGTTTGCAGGAGGGCATGGCAAAAACAGTGCGATTGACTGTTCGGCTATCACCGCCCCCGCAACCGACGCCGCCAAACTCTGGGACGGTTGGGGTACTGCTCTGAAGCCGAGCTATGAGCCAGTGATCCTTGCCATGAAACCTCTCGACGGCACGTTTGCAAATAATGCTGTGAAGCACGGTGTAGCCGGAATCAATGTTGATGGGTGTCGAATCCCTGGCACCCCACATGGGGGCGGACACCATGCTGTAACTATTTATGGTTCAGATGGGAATTATATTCAAGGACCGAATGTACCGGGTAATCCAGAAGGCCGCTTCCCCGCCAACCTAATCCACGACGGAAGCGATGAAGTGGTGGGGCTGTTTCCTAAGACGAAGAGCGGTTGTCTTGAGCCCCACCACGCTCCAGAGCGAAAAAGCAATAGCCCAGTTTATGGCACGTATGGCGGAAGGAAGGAACCCCCCAAGCCGTTTGGCGGCGACTCCGGCTCTGCCGCTCGGTTTTTCAAACAATGTCCGTACACAGAAGAAGACTTAGCCTTGTTTCTTTTGCGTGCAAAGACTATAATAGACACGGTACAATCCAATTCAAAAAGGAGACTCCCGTGGAAGATAAAACTTGCGAATACTGTGGACAACAATTTGTCCCTGCCAAATCAAGTCGCCGTTTCTGTTCTAAGTCGTGTAGTAACAGAGGCCAGCCAAGGGGCCAGGCAGTTAAGCGGTTTGCAGGGACTTTCTATGAACGTAACGCCGAAGCTGTTAAGGCAGCTTTGCGAAAACGTTATTGCACTGATCCTGAGTACCGAAAGCGGGTACTTGCGAGGGTCTTGGGTCATAGGCACGGCAAAGTTAAACGGCAACCTTGCGAAGTCTGTGGGGAAATCAAAGCAGATAAACATCACGACGACTACGACAAGCCCCATGATTTTAGATGGCTCTGCCGTAGTTGCCATGTTGAGTTTCACAAATCACAATATGGATCGTGGGGTGAAGGTCTCAGAACCAAGTAGGGCGTTCTATTGTGCCAAGGCAAATAAAAGTGAGAGGACTTGTGGGGGAGATGTTGAGAACAAGCATCCAACAGTGAAGCCGCTGGCTCTCATGGAATACCTCGTGCGTTTGGTAACGCCACCAAAGGGTGGAGTTGTCTTTGATCCTTTCATGGGCTCTGGGAGTACCGGTGTAGTTTGTCGGAGGCTAGGGATTAAATTCATCGGCTGCGATAATGATGAAGAGGCTTTTCGGACGGCAGAGAATCGAATTAGGCTAGCAACACAAGATAGGAGATAACAAGTGGGTGTAATGCAGGCGAGAGGGGGCCTAGCAGGCCGTGTAGAGCGTCTCGGGGAGCTATTAGGCAAACTATGCCCCTGCCCCAAGGAATGGCTTACAGAGGGCACAAAAGGCTCTACGGCGGGAGGGCAAGAGTCTATAGAGTGCGTAGAATGCCAAGACTACCGCAAATTGGTTATGTCGTGGCGTAAAGCAATGAAATGGACAGACGGTCTTGACCATGCATTGACTGTCATGCTTGCCGCAATCGCAAGCACGAAAGCCGTTGGAGACCAGTTGTGGGTCAAGGTGATTGGGCCTGCCGCTTGTGGAAAATCTACTTTGTGTGAGGCTATTAGTACCAACAAGCGTTATGTCTTGGCAAAGTCCACCATCAGAGGATTTCATAGTGGGTATAAGACGGATGGAGCAGGGGAAGAAGACAACAGCCTCGTGGCTTTGCTGTTTGGCAAAACGCTCGTGACAAAGGATGGTGATACGCTGTTGCAAAGCCCCAACCTCTCTCAGATTCTTTCCGAAGCAAGAGACCTATATGACAGCACAAGCCGTACTCATTATCGAAACACTATGAGCAAGGATTATGAGGGAGTGCGGATGACCTGGCTGTTGTGTGGGACTAGTTCGTTGAGGTCAATAGACCAAAGCGAATTAGGGGAGAGGTTCTTGGATTGTGTCATCATGGAAGGTATTGACGATGATCTGGAAGACGAGATACTTTGGAGGGTAGCCAATCGAGCAGAGAAAAACGTGGGGATTGAAACGGATGGCAAACTGGAAACACAATATGAACCGGAATTGTCCAAGGCCATGTCGTTGACAGGAGGTTACGTGGACTACCTTCGCGAGAATGCTTCACAAGAGTTAGGTCTAATTGAGATGGATCGGGAAGCTAAGATCCAATGTATGCGCCTCGGCAAGTTCGTGAGCCATATGCGCGCTAGACCTTCTCAACACCAAGAGGAAACAGCCGAGAGAGAGTTGGGGGCAAGGCTTGTCAGTCAGCTTATCCGATTGGCTAAGTGTACCGCGTTCGTTTTGAATAAGCGCACAATAGACACATCAGTCATGGATAGGGTACGTCGTGTGGCTTTGGATACAAGCCGGGGACAAACTTTGAATATTGTACACACACTAGCCAAAGAAAAGTCTGAGGGGAGAACTTCTGCCAGCTTAGGATTGAAGCTGAATCGAGCAGAGAATAAAGTGAGGACTATGCTTCGGTTCTTACGGAAGATCAACGCGGTAGAACAGTACACCCCAAAGAATAATCGAGTCCGTTGGAGACTAACAAAGAGAATGGCAAAGCTTTACGGAGAGGTTATTGATTATGTCTAGGCGGAAAAGGGAAGTACCAAGGAAGCTTCGGAGAGTTGCGAGAGCAAAACCTTATTGGACCACGAAGGATAGGAAGGCAGTCAAGCTCTATCAAGGCAATGTGTTGGACGTATTGCGTAAGCTACCAGCACAATCTGTTCACATGGTTATGACCTCTCCTCCCTATTGGGGCTTACGTGATTACGGAACAGACAAGACAAAGGAATTAGGATCAGAAAAGACACCTGAAGAATATATTGATCGGATGGTTGAAATCTTCTCTGAAGTTAGGAGGGTGTTGAGGAACGATGGAACGGTTTGGCTTAATCTCGGCGATACGTATGGGGGAGGTTCTCCAGGCCGGAATGATGTGGATAGAAAATACCCAGGGCAAAATAAAAGTTCTCGTCTGCGAACTGAGAACTCTCGGAAGGCAAATACAAAAGGGACTAAGGCAGGAAACCTCGTCGGTATTCCTTGGCGGGTTGCTCTTGCATTGCAGGCTGATGGTTGGGTACTAAGGCAGGACATCATTTGGTGTTTGAGTGGTGCCACTTGGGTTTATGTTAGGTCTCAGAAGGGGGATATGCCTATGATGATTAAAGACCTCGCAAGGCTGGACCCAGGCACTGTGAAAATGTGGGATGGTAAGGAGTGGGTCCAGCTTCTTGGTGTAAGCAGAACTCCCCGGGATGGGCGAGAGGTCAAGCTAACTTTGAGGAGTGGGGAAACAATAAGCTGTTCTGCTAAACACAAGTTCCCAACCAAGAATCAGGGGCTAGTGAAGGCCGAGGGTTTATCTATTGGGGATTGCCTCACACAATCCACTCTACCAGAACCAGATGACTTGAAATCCCCGATTCATATTGACGTTGATGCCGCATGGCTTGCTGGATTGTACTTGGCAGAAGGGTGGGGTGCTGAGAACCACCAAAGCAATAAGTTTGGGTTGTCTGGGCATAGGAAGGAATATGCACGATGGAATAGGGTGTTCAAAATTGTTAGATCATACGGAGGACACGCCACGCTGCGCATGAAAGGCAACAACCAAACAATAAGCATCCATGGCAAAGTGGTCACATCTATCATCAGAGAGTTGATTGCTGGTAAAACATCAAAAGACAAACACTTCAATCCGTGTGTGTGGAAGTACAGTAACCAGTTCTTACAATCCTTGATGGAAGGCTATCTGCATGGGGATGGAAGTACTGATAAAGAAAACCGAAGGATTAGATTGGGGTTCACGAGAAATCATGGTTTGGCGAGGGACATTCGCGTAGCTTGTGCAAGACTGGGATGGGTGTTGACACTCAAGCCTTGTATCGGTGTGTTTGATGGAAGAGAATTCCCAGGGTTTCGTGGAGAGATACGAAAGACCAGAAGTGGTCATCTCAACGAGAAGGATCGTTGTGAGATAACAGACATTTGCGCTTCCCATGCTGGACCTGGAAAGTTCATGTATGATGTTGGAGTGGCTGGCGACTCCCATCTTTTCACTCTTGCCAGTGGTGTAGTCACACACAACAGCAAGCCTAATCCAATGCCAGAGCCAGTTAGGAATCGATGTACAAAATCCCATGAGTATCTGTTCTTGTTAGCCAAGCGCGGAGGATACTTCTATGATGCAGAAGCAATCAAGGAAAAGTCTATAGATAGGGAATCTTTAGAAGGCAGAACGGTCAGAAACAGAAAAGCTATTCACGCCGCAAATGTGATACCCAACGACCAGGGGTATCACGACTTTACGACAATACCAGAGGGTAAAACATACCCAACACGCAACAAACGATCAGTATGGTCTATCCCTTCTTATGCTTATGGTGGTGCTCACTTTGCTACGTTCCCTCCTAAGCTAGTTGAGCCTTGCATTCTTGCAGGTACTAGTGAGATGGGATGTTGTCCTGAGTGTGGTGCTCCTAGGAAGAGAGTAGTGGAAACTACTCGGGAGGATACGAGACCAGGAAGAGAAACCAAGTATGGTTCGGTTGAAGAGGATATACGAGGGGGAGACGGTATGAGGTTGCGGAGGCTGAGGAAGGATAAGACAATCGGTTGGGAAGCTACTTGCGATTGTGGGGTTGAAGAGTCTGTCCCTTGTGTAGTGCTTGATCCGTTCGTTGGTAGTGGGACAGCTTGTTGTGTTGCTATTGAGAAGGGGAGAAGGTCTATTGGAATAGACTTGTCGGAGGAGTATCTTCGGGAGCAAGCAATCCCGAGGATCAATGGAAATCTGCTGAGTATCCCAAAGCTATCGGGATTGTACAGGGAGAAAGAATGAGGAGTGTTTGCTCTTGTGTACTATGTATATATACATATTACACAAACAGACCCCTGCGTTGCCTAGTATAATACAGTTAGGTTCGGAATGCAAGGGGAAAATTAAAAGGCAATCCTATAGGGTTACGGTAAAGGAAATCAAACCATGAATCCCCCTAGCCTCGAAACACTTCAGGAGCGAATCGCAGGCCGCAAGTGGGCAATGGATGTGATAAACGATCTTCCTGTCAGTGAGGACCACCCTTTTCGTACTGCCTTCCTGGACCATGTCAAGAAGTGCTTTACCATCGAGGCCCTTGATCCAGGTGCGATGCCCGATCAGCAAGCCAAGGCATTTGGCTCGCAGGTAATCTTTTTTGGAAAGTATAGTGGTGGCACCTATGACGATTGCCCACTGGATTATCTTGAATGGTTAGCGGATCAAAATGCCGCATTGGTACGATACTTAAAAAGCCGCCGTATCCAAGAGGAACGATTACATGAGGATTAAACTCTCCGATCTTGACCCCGCCACGCTTGTGCAGTCAGCAGAAGTAAATACGATCATTGCCACTGACTGGATGGGGTGCACAAGGCGTTACAAGGGAGGAAGACCAATGGATAATTGCAAAGACTGCCTGCTTAAATATTTAGAAGCAGGCGACGACGTGGTATCGGGACTGGCGGTCGAGTTGACTGCGGCCAAGCAGAAAATCGAGCGGCTGCAAAATGAAAACAAGTGCTTCCTTGCCATGAAGGAAGGCGTTGCGATTCGCATCTCCGACTTGGAGATTAAGATTAAACGGCTAGAGGCCATCGTGACCGTCCAAGATGACTTAATCAGTTGGTATGAAACCGAGGGCGAACGGTCGTGCCACGAAGACGCATACGTTCCGGAAGATTTGCGTGAATTAGAGGAAGCAATTAAAGCTGCCAAAAAGACAGGAGATGAATGATGCAAGAAGGAACAATCAGACCCTCGTGGAGATCAACCCTAGAAGGGCAGTGTAAGTCTTTCGACGATGGTGGCTGGGGGGAAACAAATTTAACCAGTGCCATTAAACGGTGCTTGCGGGATTATGATCGACTGCAAACTGCCCTCGACGATGCAAACGAAACACTCCAACTCCACCAGTCGCGTGGTGATTACGAGGCCGGGCAGGTGCTTGGACAGAAGGCAGCGAAGGCCGAGATTCAGCGGCTGAAAGCCGTCATCGAACAATCTCAGCGAAGTGGAAATCTCAGATGCAATTCGAGAAGCCGCACAAGCGGCGGGAGGTGAAACATGTACTTAGGACCAGTAAGTAAGCCATTCCACAAAACGGAATGCCAATGTGAAGAGTGCCTTCAGTGGATGGTTGATGAGATCGACCGACTGCAAGCTATCGTTGACAAACTGCCAGTGGACAAGCAAGGCGACCCAATCATACCGAACACGACGCGATACTATGTCCACCCATGCGGAAAAGTATGTGAAATTGATGTCGGATTTGGCCTCGACATGGCGTGGACGAATTATGATGGTCAAGTCAGGTGCTACCGTCGGGAGTTGGCGAGGGATAGCTACAGTACACGCGAAGCCGCGCAAGCGGAAGCAAAGCAATGAGTGAAGTCCATCAACAAGTTGAGCGGAGGAAAAACCTGGTGTATGGGATTACTTATCCATCTTGGTTTGGTTGCGATTTTGTGTATTGGTTGTGGCTCAAGTTTTGTTGTTCTCGTGGATGGCATCTTTGGGATGAGTGCTTGACTCCAGACTCTCATTATTTATCTTGCGATGCTTGTGGAAAGGTGGTCTATCTGAAGAAATGAAGTGTGGGAGGAATGGTAGAAGTTGGTGGGTTTTCTAGTATAATGTATGTGGAGGATAGGAATGGGTAGTACTGAGTTGAGGAGTCATGGGGCTGATCTTGGTAGGATCAGTGATAAGATGAGGTTGTTTGCTTTGGAGTATTTGGTTGACTATAACGGTACCCAAGCAGCGATTAGAGCTGGATATTCAAAGAAGACTGCTTCGGTACGTGCTACCAAGTTACTCAAGAATCCAGTGATAAAAGCTTTCCTAGGTAAGTTTGAGAGGGAAAGCCAAGAGAAGTTCGAGATCCAACGTAACGAGATACTCATGCACTTGGCAGCCTGCGCTACCCGGGATGGTAGAGACTTCGTTGATAAGGATGGTAAGCTATTGCTTACCTCACAGAATATCAACGATTTGCCTAAGTCTATCACATGTGCTATCGACGGCATTAAACAGAAGAGGAAGAGTTGGAGAGACCCGGAGGGGACGGAGTATGAAGAAATTGAAACAGAATTGAAGCTAGTCTCCAAGGCAAGCGCGTTGGATATGTGTATGAAACACAAGGGGCTGTTTGCAGTAGAGAAGACAGAACAAACAGTCACTCTCAACTGGGACAGCCTAGTTGATCAGGGAAGCAAGAGAGAAGACCCAATCCAGAAGAGATTGGAGCAAGAAACCCAAACCATTTCCTAGGAAAACATCCATGGATGTATTTGCTGCAATAGACCGGAAGACAGGAAGAATTAGGCAGATAGTCTATCAGTCAAAAACCTTCACCGATGAGTGTATTTTGAAGGCCCTCTATGATGCTTCTGCTAAACCTAACAGAGTGATCAGTGTCCAAGAGGATGGAGAATTGCTAGCTACATTCTGCTTGGAGGCGCAGCATGTTGGTTGACAACAAAATGCTGGCCTTGAAGAGACTCTTGTGGCCTGATGTAGTCTTCTACGATAAACAAATAGAGGCTATAGAATCAGTAGAGAGGGACGATGAAACAGTATTGGTAGCAGGCAACCAACTAGGGAAAGACTACGTGGCAGGCTTCATTGTCCTCGCCTTCTTCCTTACAAGGCACCCTTGCCGAATCATTACAACGAGTGTTAAGGACAAACACTTGAGCGTTCTGTGGGGGGAGATTGGTGAGTTTATCCGAACTTCTGCCTACCCGTTGAATAGTAAGTTCGGCGGGCCTCTCATTATCAACCATCAACATCTTCGCAAGATAGTTGGTGGTTCTGAATGCCCTCTCAGCTACGTTATGACGATGGTAGCTAATCCTGAGAATGCGGAGTCATTCCAAGGCCATCACGTAAAGCCTCCACCAGGGGTTGTTGATAATGTCCCCCGCAATATGTTTGTCTCTGATGAGGCAAGCGGGGTTCCCAATGCTTACTATGAAATGGCGGATACTTGGGCAAGACGTAAGTTGATCTTTGGTAATCCTTGGGACTGTGATAATTTCTTCAAGAAGGCAGTCAAAGGTAATGCAGAAACCAAAGACTCAGGCGGGGATACGCCAGACCCCACGATGCCTGGTAGGTATTACCGCAAGGTAATCAAGATCAGTGCCGAGGATAGCCCAAACGTTCAACTAGGTCTTCTCCAAAAGAGCCTTGAGAAGAAACCTACGGATGAAATCCTTATTCCTGGGGTAAAGTCCTACAGCCTTTACGTCAAGCATCGATTGACCTGGGACAAGATCAAACAGTGTGTGGCCCTTGATGCTGAGTTCTATGAGGGGGCTGAGAATCTCTTGTATCCGCCTGAGTGGCTTAATGAAGCGGAAGCTCTAGCCGAAACACTAAGCCCACAACGCCGCGCGGACACGATGGGGGTGGATCCTGCTGAGGGTGGGGATAGTACTGTGTGGACGCTGATTGATGGGTTGGGTGTGATAGATGTTATCAACGAGAAGACTCCTGATACTTCAGTCATTGTTGGTAGAACAATCAAGCTTATGCGCGAGCACAAACTCAGTCCAGGGAGAGTCCTATTTGATCGCGGAGGTGGAGGCAAGCAACATGCAGATAGGTTAAGGGCTCAGGGAATTAACGTGAGGACGGTGGCCTTTGGTACTCCATTGACTCCTGAAAAGATGCGAGGACTAAAGACGTTTGATGTACGCAAGGGAGAGGAAGAAGAGAGGTACGTCTATTTCAATCGGCGTGCGCAAATGTATGGGATGATCAGCCTCCTATTAGATCCAGCAGAGGAAGGACAGTTGGCTATTCCAGCGAAGTTCGCGGAGCTACGAAGACAATTGGCCCCAATCCCTCGCATATACAATGAGGAGGGTAGGATGATACTTCCCCCCAAGAGGAAGAAACCTGGAGCCATCAACAGCAATGTCATTACGCTAACAGAATTGATCGGGTGTAGTCCCGATGAAGCAGATGCTCTGGCTCTTGCTGTCTACGGTCGTTATGGCAAAAAGATACAAGCAAGTGCGGGAGCTGCTTGGTAGGCTATAATACAGATAGTGGAGCAAAACCTTAGGGAGAAGAATCATGGCAGATAAAGACACAACAGCAGAATTGAAGAAGAGGGTGGACCAGCTAGATGAGATGTTTGTGGCAAACACAATTCTCTCTAGGGCACAAATGGCGAGGAAGTTTCTAGACCCTCGCCGAAACCTCGATGATGAGTGTGGGCTGCCCACAACCTCAACGATCACAATCGATAATTACAAGCAACTCTATGACAGAGTAGCAATAGCCAAGCGGTCTGTGGGATTGCTCCCCGACGAATCTTGGATGGTACAGCCTACTGTCTATGAGACGGAAGACGTAGACGAAGAGACTCCGTTTGAAAAGGCTTGGAGAGACCTAAGCATCACACCACAGAAAAGTTCTTGGTATAGAACAGAGAAGGGGCACCCAATCTGGGAGAGACTACGGAGAGGAGATGAACTGAGTGGGATTGGCCGGTATGGTATTCTGTTGCTAGGTATTGATGATGGTAAGCCCTTGGTTGAACCTGTTGAAGGCATTGGTGAAGATGGACAAGCAACAGGATCAAATACTCCTCAACGAAAGCTTTTGTATGTGCGCGCTTTCGATGAATCTCAATGTCCCGTTAGTGCTTGGGAAAAGGATGTGGCCAATCCTCGTTACGGACAACCTATTCAATATTCTGTTAGCTTCGCTGATCCCAGTGGAACGGGTACAAGAGAAGGGGCATTGGTAAACAAGCAAGAGGTCCATTGGACCAGGGTAGTTCATCTAGCTGACAATCGAGGTAGCAGCGAAGTGTTTGGAGTGCCTCGCCTTCTCCCAATCTACGACAATATTCTTGGCTTACGCAAGTTGTATTGCGCTAGTCCTGAAATGTACTATCGTGGAGCCTTTCCCGGACTCTCTCTTGAAACTCACCCTTCCCTGGGAGGTGATGTCAATATTGACAAGGAAGCTTTGCAGGGGCAGATGGAGGCCTATACGAACAGCCTCCAACGGTACTTCGTGACTAAGGGATTACAAGCCAAGAGCCTAGCACCACAGGTTGTTGATCCTACTCCGCAAATCGATGCTCAAATCCAAGCTATCTGCATTTACCACGATTGTCCTAAGAGGATATTCATGGGAAGTGAACGTGGAGAGCTGGCTTCCTCTCAAGACGACGGGTCTTGGAATGATAATCTAGCCTATAGGCAAAACTATTATCTCACGCCCTGCATAATCAGTCCTGTCGTTGATCGACTCATTGCAATGCGAGTGCTACCCGTTCCCTCAGATGGCTATGAAGTAACTTGGCCAGACTTAGGATCTATCAGTGCAGAAGTCAAAGCCGATATTGCTGTCAAAAGGACAGAGGCAATGGCAAAGTACATCCAGGGCAGTGTAGAGGGACTGATGGGTGAGCTAGACTTCTTGACTCGTGTGCTGGAAATTCCCGTAGATGAGGCAGAGGAAATTCTCAAAGACGCAACACCCCTAGAAGATTTGCGGTTGGAAGAAGAACCAAACAAGGAAGCACCTTCAGGAGAATAACCATGAGTTGCAAAGACGTAACAGAGAAGGACAAACTAGAGATTATTGAGAAGTACAAGTCTGGGGAATCCTTGTACAAGCTGAGTAGAAGGTTCGGGTGTTCGGGGACTTTTATTCGCAATATCCTAGTGGATGCTGGAGTGCATGTCAGGAGCCTCATAGAGGCAGCTCATGCACGTGAATCCCAAGAGGATACTGGAAGCTACATGCCTTGTCCTCAAGAGATACAGCGAAGGGCTGATGCGTTGAGGACATTGAGCCTCCGACAGAGTAGACAAATGGCAGGGCCTAATGGAACAGTGCCCCCATCCATTCCTACATGCAAAATATTCCGTGGACCTAAGAAACCAATCAGGTAACTCCAATGGCAGCAATACATCCGTTGAGAGCCGATCCAACTAGATCAGCAACCCTCAGACGTAGGGCTTGTGAAAACATATCCGCGAGATTCAACCGAGTTAAGAGTGCAATAATCCAACTAGTGTTTGTGGATGATGCTTTCGGTTTGAAGCCTTCCAACAGAGTAGACAACGAATTGACGGTAAACGTTCGTTGGCGATTCTCTACGGACTCCGCGAAGGTACGACAGTTCCAACAGTGGTTTGCTACTCAAGTCCAACAAGAGATTATTGCTAGTAGTGCTGCTCAATTGGAAACAGCTTACTACAAAAAGTTTGTGGAGGATGGGTACAAGAAGGGGGCTGGTCGTGCTTTCGATGATACGCGGAAGGCATCCCTGCACGATCAAGACAGCTTACGAGATTTCTACGCTGGCTCTAAGGACGAGTTTCTACGCTCCTCGTTTGCACAACCTATAGCCATCGACAAAATCAAACAGATAACCGGCCGCGTCTATACTGACCTCAAGGGTGTAGACGCATCCATGGCGAGTAGGATTACCAGAACACTTGCAGATGGGTTAGCCCAAGGAGCAAATCCTCGCACGATTGCAAGAGGCATGGTTAAGACATTAGATATGGGGAAGACACGCGCGTTGACTATTGCACGCACGGAGATTATACGCGCGCACGCTGAGGGGCAACTAGACGCGATGGACAAGATGGGGGTTGCTCAGGTAGGCGTAATGGTGGAATGGAGTGCTGCATACGATGACAGAACTTGTCCCCTATGTGCTGATATGGATGGTGTAGTTCTTACTCTCAAGGAAGCAAGAGGGATAATTCCCAGACATCCTAACGCTGTTTTTGGTCCTTCAACCTTTGTATCTTACGGTGAGTGCCTTGAGGCGGTTCGGGCTTACTACAGCGGTCCTTGTGTCATACTGTACGCATCCGGGGGAGGGGAACATAGGACGACCATCGGCCCTAATCACCCAATGATGACCGCTCGGGGTATGGTTCGCGCCAAGGAAATCAGAGAAGGCGATAAGGTACTCTATGACCTTCGGCAAGATCAAGGTTTTACCCCGGGCGTTTACAACAAACAGATTCCAACATCCCAAGACGTATTTGAGACGATTCTTTCTGTTTGCCGAGACTCTCTTATTTCCTCCCCCAGTCACGATCTCCACGGCGACAGGGTATTCTGTGAGGGTGAAGTCCAAGCAATATGTCCCACAAGGGGTTTGTTGCCCATAAGAAATCCCAGCGGAATCGAGAAACTCCGCGAAGACCTCCTCTTGTGGCCCGATCCCAATTCCAAGACGGTGGCGGGTTTCCGCCCGGGCCTTCTTGGTTGCTGTACTGTCCTTTTGCCCTCTACGGGCGGCGTGGGCGGCTCTGACTCTTGGGTTGCTGCTGATAATCATTTCGTCTGGCTCTCTGTCGAAAAAGTAGAGTTAGGTAACTACTATGGCCTTGCATTTGATTATACCACAGAAAGTAGCCTCTATTGTAGCGATGGATTTGTAGTTAGTAACTGTCGTTGCGCATTTATGCCAGCCAATGTGGGAGAAGACACCAAGAAACAGAAGCGCACACAAAAAGAAGTTCAAGGAGCTATCGACAAGAACATCAGACAAGAAATCCCCCAAGGAAGAATGATTAAGGGGCAAGGCCGACGCTACAAAGATCCAGAGACAGGAAGGTTCACTAAGAAAACCAAGCGCACTCTAGCTGAACAGAAGGCACGTAGCAACTGGGCAGGAGCCGATGTACGCATAGCCAAGGTACGTCCCAAGAGTATCCTAGACAAGCCTACACTACCCAAGCCAAGAGTAACGAAGATCCAACCCGCTAAACTGGAGCCAACCAAGCAATGACCCAACGAATAACGCCCACACACCGTAGACTCTTGAAGGTGCTTGGAGATGGAGAGCCTCACACCCGAGAGGAATTGATGACTTGCCTTTCGGATGAGCTAGGCAATCCCACAACTGTCAATGTACACTTAGCCAGACTCCGCCCGCTGTTGCGCGCTCAGGGAGAAGACGTATTATGTGTTTGGACCAAACGCCAGAGGATGTATCAATGGATTAAGAAGCTGGTATTCATTCCGTTGAGTCATCCCCCAATCGATCCCAAAGAAGCCTCAGCAGGATAGCTTCCAATCCCTCTCAGTCTTTTGTCTCGCCTCGTCTAATCCCATTCTCTTGCCTTGTCTAAGCCTAGGCCCCCCGCTATAGCCTTCTATACCCCCCGCTATAGCCTCTTCTCTGCAAGGCCCTAAGCCCTCGCCTAAGCCCTTGGGTGCGTTTAGCCCCTAAATTACTAGGCTAGAGGCTAGCAAGGCCCTACAGACCCCTTCTCGGCTGCCCTGGGGGGTATCTGGGGCTTTTCCGCAAGGCTGTAGGGCTAATTCTTGGGAAACGTGCTATGGATGCTCACCTATTGCGCGTAGGTTAGCAGGCATGATAACTCTAGTAGCAAATCTGACTGGCTCCGTTCGCAAGGAAATTCTCTTTGGCCGTGAGCATCTTGTTGCTCCCATGACGTTGATTGTTGAGGGTATTCTCAATGGCAGTCAGGGCCTTTTGTACTACCCAGCTGATGAGATAGCCGCCAACGTAGCAGCGTGGGATGGGATGCCATTGGTAATTCGTCATCCGTATAAAGATGGCAAAGCTATCTCGGCACGCAACGCAACTACTCTGGAAAGTCAAGGCGTTGGGACTGTCCTTAACACTAAGGCCCAAGACGGGAAGTTGAAAGCAGAGAGTTGGTTTGATGTGGAGCGGATGAAAGCAATTGCCCCAATCACCTATAACAATCTTGAAGCAGGTAGACCCGTTGAATTAAGTACCGGGCTGTTCACGGAAAATGTACCCGCTGAAGATGGGGCTGTCTGGAACGGAGTACCTTACCGATTTGTAGCCCGAAACTACCGCCCAGATCACGTAGCTGTACTACCAGATCAAAGAGGGGCATGTTCTGTGGCTGACGGCTGCGGAATTAACATAAACCGAAACACGAAGGAGAGTAGCATGGATAAGGATGAACGCAAAAAGATCATCGAAGGTCTGATTGCCAATTCTTGTTGTTGGGATGCTGAGGATCGGGGAGAGCTAGAGAAGCTCACTGACAATCAGTTGACCAAGGTAAAGCAGCAAGCCGACAAGAGCGATCAGCAAGAGGCTGTTCACAATGAGGCAGTCAAGGGCTTTACCGATCCGGGTGGCAATGACCATACCTGGAATGTGAAGACTAAGGCTTGGGAAACTAAGGTCAAGAAGACCGGAGAGAAACCCAAGGAGAAGCCTGTTGTCAACGAGACTAAGGCCAAGCCGATTACGGAAGAGGACTTGCCTCAGACTATGCGTGAGCAACTTTCGTTTGCGCGTACTGAAATGGAACGGCAGAAGGCAGAGTTGGTGGACAACCTTACGGCTAATGTGGCTGATGAGTCTAAAGAGGCTTTGACGGCTACGTTGAATACCAAGAGTCTAGAGGACTTGCGGTCTCTGTCTGTATTGGTTCCGAAGAAGGAAGAGACAACCCAGAACTTTTCTGGTGCTGCTGGCGGGGCCGGACAAACGAACAACCAAACAAAGAAACTCACCCCAGTAGGCTTGCCGAGTGAGTATCTTTAAGCTACTAACCAATCAACAATCTGTTTGAGGAGAGGAAACAATTATGAAAGGTACACGCATCCTAGCCGGTGCTGGCACGCGGGGAGTGTTTGAGGACATTTTTGTCACAGGCACACCAAAGCCAGGCACGGTGATGGAATTGGAACCTGACACGGCTGCTGTTGGTGGTGTATTCACCTACGCTGCCTATGGCACAGAAGCCTACAGTAGTGGGAACTTCGTGGATAATGATGGCGACCGTAAGGCCATTGCAATCCTTCTAGAGAAGGACCAAGAGGGAAAGACTTATGACGATGCATACGCCGACGGCGATATGGGTCGTGTGTACTTCCCGGCTATGGGTGAAAAGGCCAACATGCTCGTAGAAAACCAAAGCGGAACTGGAGACAGTTTCGGTATCGGTGATGAGCTGATGGTTGATAACGGGACTGGCAAGTTGATGGCTTGTGATACTGATGCTGAAGCGCATCCATTCACCTGCTTGGAAGTTGTCTCTGCCCTTACTGCTGATGGTTGGGCTTACTGTCGATTCAACGGGGCTGGCGGTGCTTAACCCCCAAAACCTAACAAGATAACTCAATAGAGGAGAGTGACATGAGCTTTGGATTTGTTGACAATGTCGAGATTGACTTTGTCATGGGGGGAAAGCCTGAAGGCCCTACGGCTAATCGTTTCTCTGCCGTAGGCTATGATGCTGGATTGCTTCGCCCGATGATTATGGAGGACGGCCAAAAGTATTGCTGGATTGATTCTGGCAAGACTGAAGAGAAGATGGTCGTCAACAGTTTGACTGGTAAGGAAGAGAAGCGAATAGTTCCCCTCAGGGAAGCTATCCCGCTGCCCCGCCTGATTAGTAACGGAATGGTTCCGGCTACGTTCAACGCTTCTGCTTTGCCCTATCAGGCTTGGCAACGTATTGACTCGGCTGTTACCCGCGCAAGCCGTGATAGGCTATCTGCCTGGAACGATTTGGTTAGCGCAAACACCTATGGCGGGTTTGATGGGATGGCTACGCCCGGCATCATCAAGGATTCGGTTACTGATCCTGGCGATGCGAAAGTTGATATGGATACGTTATCCAACGATATCAATGATAGCCCTCTCTATACCCCGGATATTCTGCCCTTGCCGATTATCCATGCAGGGTTTGAGCTGTCTCAACGGCGATTGGCTTCTAGCCGAAATACTGGCATGCCATTGGATACTAGCAACGCAGAGAGTTGTGGGCGTCGGGTATCGGAAACGCTAGAGAAGATGACGATTGGTGTGACGGACTTCTCTGACACCAAAATCGGAGACTCTAGCACGTTTTCCAATCGCGGTATCTATGGGTTCCGTACCCAGCCCGATAGGATTACCAAGACGGACGTGACCGCCTCGGGTAGTTTTGTGGCTGCTACGTTCTTGGCTAACGTCTTGGCTATGAAGGAGTTGGCTCGGGCTCAAAAGTTCTATGGTCCCTTTGTGCTGTATTACAGCACGAGTTGGGATCAATACCTGGATACTGACTATGTCGTTGGTACTTCTGCTCAGGGCTATACGACCGTTGATAAGACGGTACGCCAGCGGATAGAAATGATCAACGGGATTAGTCGGGTTCAGATGCTTGACTTTTTCACCAATACCGATGAGCTTCTCTTGGTTCAGATGTCCTCGGATACCGTGCGGGCTGTCATCGGTATGGATACGACTACGGTTCAGTGGGAAGAGCAAGGCGGAAGCCGAATGGTCTTCCGCGTGATGTGCATTAAGGTTCCCGACCTCCGTAGCCAGTACGTTGGCACCACTACATCTAGTCGCGTGAGTGGTATCGTTCATGGTACTACCTCCTAGCGTTTGTGTGTGGGTTTGGGCTTAGACTCTCGGCAGTCTCTTTCCCCAGGGAGGCTGTCGAGAGTCACTATAATCTGGGGAATTTTAGGAGCGAATCATGGAAACACAAACGAAGTCTGAAAAGACCTTCTTCTTCGAGCTGTTGAGCGGAGTCCATAGCGAAGGACTAGACGCCAACGGTGGCCCCCGAATCTATGAGCCAGGGGATGTAATCCAAACAACAAGAGACCTTGGGTTATTGAACTATCCTGGGATGAACCCAAGATATAAGGAAGTGGAGGAGCCTATTGTTGAACCTTCTCTTCCTGGAGAAAAAACGGCAAAGACCAATCCTTCAGGGGGTTGGGAAGCTATGACTGTAGCAGAGTTGAGAAGCTTGGCAGCTGAAGAGGAAATTGATCTTAGGGATGCCACAAAGAAGAATGAGATTATCAGCCTCATACGGGGAGTGTTAAGCTGATGGCAATTCGTACCACTGCCACAACCGTTGGGGGAATTATTGAGGTAGACTCCAACGTATCCGTTTCTCCTATGATCGACGTAGCTAATGAGTTGGTCGATAAGGTAGCAACAAACGACACTAATGGTGTAATGACTGTTGGTATGTTGCGGCATTTGGAAACATACTTGGCAGCATACTTCTACGCTATCCGTTGTCAGCAATACAAGGAGAAGAAAACTGGAGACGCCTCCGCAAGTTTCCAAGTAGGTGAGAGTGGTAAGGGTTGTTTTGACGCAAACGATTGGGGACGAACGGCGATGATGTTGGATTTGACGGGATACCTTCGCAAGCTCAACAACGGAATAGTGAATGTGGGACTCGATTGGTTGGGATTGCCTCCTAGTTCACAAACCGATTATGTGGACCGTGACTAATGATTAAACAACAGTACCCAATGCTAGTTGACGGCCTGGAGTTCTACGACTCCAAGGAGTTCAGGGCGCTGTGTAAGAGGTTTGGGATACCCCACACCGGATTGACTATGGATATGGAAATAGTGATTCCACATCGTGGATATGCAAAGGTTACACACCAGTTTCATATTCGTAGGTTGGAAACGGAAAATGTCAAGCCACAGCCTCCAGAGAATTTGGATACGCCTGAGGGATTGATCCCCACGCAAGAGGACCGTGACTAATGTCAGGCATGGAAGAAAGAGACCTGCATCAGAAGGCTATGTATTGGGCTGCCTCTGGAGAGTTTGACAACTATGGAGAGCCGAAGATTTCTTCTAGCCCAATAGAAATCAACGTGAGGTGGGAGTACAAGCAAACGGAAGTTATTGATGCTCAAGGAAACACTCGCACAGTAAACGCAATTGCTGTGGTGGATAGGGTAGTCCCCTTGGGAAGCGTCTTTTGGTTAGGTACGCAACGCGCGTACAACGCACTAACGAATCCCACTAGGTATTACGTCTTCAGGTACAAATCGATTCCTGACGTGATGAATAGAGCAACGCGAAAAAGTGTCCAACTAATGAAGTTGGGAACTGAGTTGCCTAGCACGTCTTAACCTCAAACTGAGTAGAGACTATTGGATTATTTTAATCCACAACTGTACACCGATGCTCGCCCGCTGATTCACGATGGCGACCCCATACTGTGGCGGATCGACCGGCAACAATGGACCAAGCCGTCAAACCTGCTTATCGCGCGAATCGGCGGCAGTGATTACGTCCACGCGGGCATGGCCGCATGGCGCGGTGACGAGCTTAACCTGGTGCATACGCGCCAGTGGCGAGGTGGGTGTGAGGTGCCGCTCGAAAAGGTTGTGCGTGGTTGGCCCGGTCAGTGGGACGTGTTCCGGCCACGCCAGCCCTACGACACCGAGAAGGCCGTTGCCGAAATGCTCAAGGTGGTCGGCCGCAAGTACGGCTGGGGAAATCTGTTCATTTCCGCGCTGAGGCACACCTGGATCACGTCGCGATTTCTCCCACCGCTCACCGACGATTCCCTCAACGGTTCGGCTCCATTTTGCAGCCAGGCCGTGTCGCATGCATGTTGGGCCGGTGGCCGTGACCCTCGCCCGAACGCGGCTGACATCGCAACCGAGCCGGGGCACTTAGCCGACCCAACATTTGCTGAATACCTGTTTACACTTTACTGGAATCGATTACCGGAGGCAGGGCGATGAAACGCTTACTAGCGGTAGTGGCTGGCTGCTTGCTGGCGATGTGTATGGCGGGGGTGGCTGAGAGCGCTTGCCCCGGCGGTGTGTGTCCGAACCAACAGGCTCCGCAATGGCATGGACAGCAGCAAATGCGGGCACGGCCGTTCGTTTGCCGGATCAGTAACCAGGTGGGCCGGACGGCCAGCATTGGCAGCGGCACCCTGGTCTGCAAGGGGCGTGATTATGGCGTTGTGCTGACTTGTGCTCACCTACTCGACGTGGGCGCTGGTCGACTGTCGGTCCGATTCCCTGGCGGTCGAAGTTACGCTGGCAGTGTGATTGCGAAGAACTGTCAACACGACCTCGCGTTTATTAAGTTGACTCCGCGACCGACCGAAGACATTGCCACGATGGCGACTGACTATGCCAAGCGTGGTGACCGGGTGACTCATGCGGGTTATGGCAAGACAGGGCAGTACACGGAGATTTCTGGTTCCGTGATTGGCTACCGCAGTTGGAGTGGTAACAGTAATGGTAGGGCCGAAGTGCTCTCCGTTACCGGAGGCTCCCGACAGGGCGATTCCGGCGGACCGATCCTGAACGCTCAGGGTGAGTTAGTTGGCGTGCTTGCAACCACTGATGGCAAGAGCACGCAGGGCATTTTCAACGGCCGCATCTGTGCGTTCGCCATGGAAAACCGCTACGTCTTTCCGTGGAATGCGGACTTGGCGGCGAAGAAGGACAAGAACAAGCTGGAGGCCAACCGGCCCGTTGTGCCCGTTGAGCAACCGCCCTTGCCGCAACAGCCGCCTGTTGACCTCTCCGGTGTGAATGAGCGACTCGGCAACCTGGAAAGCCAACAGGGTGAGCAACTCCAATTGATCGACGCTAACACGGCCCGATTCGATCCGCTCGAAATAACAGCCAACAAAGCCCGGCAACTCGCCGAGCAATGGCCCGAGCTTCAGGCCGCACTGAAGATGCTGGAGCAAACCACAGCGAAGGCCGGGGCTGATGCAAGTACCGCCGTGGGTGCTGCCACCAAAGCAGTGGCGGGCGCGGCCGATGCAAAAGCGACGGTCGACGCGGCACTCGACGAAGAGGCACCCGACGGCTTACTGGCCAAAGTCAAGGCCCGCCTCGAATCCACTGTGACTGCGAAGATTGCCGCCAAGCTGACCGACAAGGTGGGCTGGCAAGGTCTCGGCATCGCGGGCGTGGTGTTGGCCGTCTTGGTCTGGTTGATTCGCAAGGACATCCTTGACAAGATCAAGACGGGTGATCCGCTCTTTATCGAGAAGCTGGCCGCTCGTACTCGCAACGAGATGGACGACCGAATTGCCGCCAAGATCGGCTCGCGAATCGAAACCCACGCCGACCCTGACCACGGTTGGAGGGAAGAGTTAGCCGATATTAAGTCGATGCTGTTATCCGCCAAAACCACCAGGAAGTAATCTACTATGCCTGCTCCAAAAGATATAACAGATAGCAAGTGCAGCGACCGGAGGTCTAGGCTTTGGTGGGCACTGAAAGGTATGACGGCAATTCTCGCAATATTTGCCACGGTTATTTGCCTTGCATTTACGACTGCAAAAGAGGCAAGCAGTAAGGCAGGGGAAGCCAAGGCGGAAGCATGGAAGGCCGAGAGGGCAGCGGGAAAAAATAAGACTGAAATGCAGACCTCATTCAGTTTCGTTCGCGAGGGTATCCAACGCATTGAGAAGAAGCTGGACAAGATCAATGAACGTGATTGACTACTTCCCGACTAGCTCATCTGCCATGTGCAGAAGGAGTAACGGCACCGGTTCTGAGATCGGTGCCAGCGACTACATCCTGCTGGCCCTACTCGGCTTGGCTCTGTTGCTGAGGGCGGTGCGATGAAAATCAAAGCGGAGGTACCGCGTGACTGAAAAAGAACAACTCGCCATCGTCGCGATAATGGAAGACCCGTCGGACAGTACGGTCTTGCCTGGCATGGCAAATCCCCGCGACTTCTCGTCCTTCGATTTCAGCGATTGGCCTGCCAAGCTGTTCGACGGTCGCACGCTCAAGAATTGCATGTTCTACCGCGAGAACGAGCCCCATGCACCGCTGTTCCCGCCGGATGTCAAGGACATGACGCTGGTGAGAGTCAACGCGGACAATCGACTGTTGCCGAACGGTGCGAAGCTGGACGGCTCATGCAACAAGCAACTCAAGTGCTTCCCGGCATAACGGCCGAACGAAAGGCTGAATACGGATGCAGGAACTCCGCCGCTACCCAACACGACGCTGTCAGGAACTCGTTGAGTTCGATGACGGCTCGCGGAAGTGTATTTGCTACTCGAACAACTGCCCGCACTTCTACCAGGACGAAAAGGGTGGACTGCGGCCGATTGACCTGGCAATCCGCGAGAAGCAAAACGGGAAGGTCGGCAAACACCATGTGCGAGACCGGCATGTTGTGTCGGTCGGACATCGCGACGATGGAAATCATGCCAAGTTCTTGGCCTTTCGGCCCGACGTGAACCAGGCCCTGGGCACCGAGCAACTTGAGTTCAGCCTCGACGCGGTGAAGTTTGGCGGAGTGGACCAAACAACCGACCTGAGCAAGAACGAGAAGGCCGACAACCTGACGACCAGGCTGGGTAGCGTCCTGGTTCGCTCGACACGCCAGCGGACCCGGCAGTTAATTCGGGTCGACCGGCCGATTACCAGCTTCGAGATTCGCTACACGCTGCACGTCAAGGGGTTGACGGTCGTGAAGCGGTTTGGCGAGTTCTGGTTTTTCGGCAAGGACAAGGAGTTCCGCTTTCGCATTCGCAAGCCGTGCTTATGCGGCACGAACTTTCAGCCACTCACGATCGACGGCGAACTGGTCGAGCACCACCTGGCGGATAACGGCGACGGCACATACATCTACACGAAGGTATCGACCGAGGCGTTTGGGAAAGCGAAGCTGCCTGCTGAATACCATGTCGATGCAGATACCTACTACAGTAGCACGGCCGATGGACGGGTCAGACGATCAGCGGTAGAAGATTGGGACACGATACATGACGCTGGCTCGGGCACTAGGGTTGATGATAGCGCCGTGGTTGAATACGTCGCACAAATCAGGCAGCCGCCGGCGGTGTATGAATCCATACTAATACGGTCGTTCTTTTACTTCGACACTTCGGGAGCAACCAGCCCTTCGAGTATCGATCTAAAGATTTACGGTTATGCGCTGGGTGGCTTGGTGATAAGTGCTCAGAAGGGCACCCAATCCAGTACGCTTGCCGTCGGTGATTACGATGCTTTTTCAGGTAGCGAATACGGATATAAAAGCAGTTGGTCCACCAGTGGCTACAACAGCATTTCGTTCAACTCCACGGGCGTGAATGATGTCAACACAACTGGCACCACCAAGATTTGCTGTCGGGACAGAACGTATGACTATCTGGATTCCGACCCTGGCGTGATCGTATCGACAGGCTCGGATGGCTACTACGCCGACCAAACAGGCACCGATAAAGACCCGTACCTGGAAATCACTGAAGGTAGTGCTCCGTCGGGCAATCCTTTCTTCTACTATCATCACACTATGCTGGGAACTTGACACATGCCGCTCAAGCCAGTAGATACCGCCATCAAAGTTATCGTGGGTCCGTTGATCGACGACACGGACTTCAAGACCCGCGAGGAGGCCGTCGCCTATAACGCGGCCGGTATGGAAATCGACCTGATAGTCGAGAAGGCCGACGGCACTATCGCCACGACGGCCGTCACGCCAACCACCGGCGGCGACTACGATTGGGCCCACGCCGACCAGGGCTATTACGAGCTGGAACTTCCCGCGTCGGGTGGGGCCAGCTTCAACAACACCGAAGAGGGCACCCTGACCGCAGTAGGTCATGCGACAGGCGTGTTGCCCTTCCGCTCGCCGTCCTACGATATCGTTCCGACGAAGGTCTACAACTCGCTGGTGAAGGGTACCGACAATCTGGAAACCGACACCGTCTTGCTGGACGGCGATACCCAGTCGGTCGACGATCTCAAGGACTTCGCCGACACGGGCTACGACCCGAGCACGCATCGAGTCAAAGCGAACCTGGAAGCGATTCTCGGCCACCTGCTGACCCAGACGGGCACGCAAGTTGCCGATGGATTCCAGAACTTCTTTGACCAGGCTTCAGCCGCCTTCAGCGTTGCGACGGCATTGGCTGACTTCAAGGCCACTGGATTTGCAGTAGCCTCTGATGTAACCACCGCACACTCCACAACTGACGGACTAATCGGCACGCCCATAGCTCTTGACGGTGGAGCAGCTACGCTTGGTGCCATGCTCACGAAGATGGCTGACGACAACGGTGGAGCAACCTTCGACGCTGGCACCGACTCACTCAGCGAGCTAACCACCGCCGTTGTTGCAGGCATCCCGTCCAGTGAGCACGCCGATGCGGAACCGGGTGGCGGCAGCGTAGTCACCGGCACCAACACTGCAAACGATAGTGATTCAACGTGGCTTGACAACGGCACTTACTGGCAGGTTGCCGCCGCCGCTGCCGTTGGTGGGTTCGGCTTGAATGTCACGCAGGTGTTTACTCTCGGCACTGATTTGAAGGCGAATATTATTCGCGTCAATGCCAAGGAAAACTTGGGCGGCGTTGTCCACGTTTGGGCATATAACTACCTCACGACATCTTGGGACCAACTCAGTGACACGGACACAGCCATCAAGGGTACTAGTGACGATGACTACTCGTATACTGTCTTCCCTGAGCACCAGCAAGCGAGCGACGGTGAAACGCAGATACGCTTCACTTCAACAGCCACGACCACGAACAACTACCTCTACCTTGACCAAGTTCTGATCTCGGTAGTGGCAATCAACGAATTGACGGCGGCTGAGATTGCAACGGCCGTCTGGGTCAACGAGTACGGGCACGACGTAGCTCATCACATGCCGAAGTACACGGGCCAAATATGGTACGTTGACGGCGACGATGGCGACGACACCAACATCGGCGACTACGTCCATGGTGCCTTTGCTACCATTGGTGCGGCCATTACGGCTGCCTCTGCTGGCGATAGAATTACCGTCAAGGCTGGCACCTATGACGAGGCTGGGTTTGAGCTGCCGACTGGCAAGGATGCTCTGGAGCTTCGTTGTGAGCCGGGCACTACACTGACCGATTCCGGCTCCAGTACCCAGACGCTTCTAGTCACTGGAAACAAGTGCGTGGTATCCGGGCTGACCGTAACCGAAGCGGGTCAAATCGGTGTGAAGGTGACGGGCAGTTCCGTCACACTGGAAGACATCATTGCCGGGCCAGCTTGTACGACAGCCTTTGATATTGACGGGGTAGGCTGCCTGATGCGGCGGAACTTCGCGGCCCTGCCGACCGTTGCCGGGTTCGACTTTGGAGGTGGGCAGATCAAGGCGTATGAGTGTGAGACTATCGGGAATGCAGCGACGACTGGCTTCCTGGTCTCCGCTGGTGACCTCGGCATTATCAAGTGGTGCAACTCCAATGGCCATACAACCGCTGGCTGGCAGGTTGATGTGGGCGTTGACGACGTGATGATTGTCAGTTGCTCAAGCGGGCCAAGCGATGGAGCAGCGGTAGACAACGGCACGAACATCTCTTGGCGAGATTTCAAGGACGACACGAACTCGGCTACTATTAACGCCGCTTGCGACACGGCCCTGAGCGACTGGGGCAAGACGGGCTTCAGTTTGGCGTCAACCGGCATGGATACGGTTGTACTTCCTGCTGACATCGTCACGGCATCGTCGATCAAGACTGGAGCGTTTACTGCCGATGCTTTTGCCGCTAACGCACTAGTGGCCGCTACGTTTGCTGCATCTTCGTTGGATGACAAGGGAAACTGGAATACTGTAGTTCCCAATACTGTAGTTCCCAATACTGTAGTCCCCGATGCAGCAGGCGTAGTCGCAACGGCACTTGGCACCTTGGAAACGCACGGCGATAGTGCATGGGCCACAGCAACGGGATTCGCCACGGCGGGTGATTCCATGACGTTGACCTCGGGCGAGCGGACAACGCTTGCTGGTGTGATCTGGAACACACTAACGTCAGGGTTCACCACGGCAGGCAGCATCGGCAAGTGGATCATCGACAAACTCGACGCCACAATCACAAGCCGCCATGCGTCAGGGGCAGCGGTCGCCAAGTCACCTGCTACGCTCGATTGGTCGGCCGACGTGAGCAACAAGCCGACGATTGGGACAAGCACGCTCGATGCATCTGGTGTGCGAGCGGCCGTGGGGCTTGCATCGGCGAACCTCGACACTCAACTATCGGGCCTCTTGGGCTACGTTGACTGCCTGCCTGCCACGCTGAACGGATCGACGCTTACGGCATTGCCGGACGTGACAACCGACGCAGCCAGTCGAACGGCGAGCAAGGCGGATGTTTCCGTTATTTTGGCAGTGGCAAACAAGCTTGACACCACGATGGTTTTGGATGGAGCCGTCTATGACTTCACGACAGCGGCTCTAGCAGCGGCGCCAAGTGGTAGCGGGGGGGATGCAACGGAGGCAAAGCAAAACGAAATCATTGTTGATCTTGCAGACATGAAAGGCTCAGGTTTTGTCAAGGACACGCACAGCTTACCTCAATGTTTGACAACCACAATCTCAAGTGCAACCACTACGTTTACACCTGTTTCGGTTACTGTCTCGGCAGGAGCCATTACTGACAACACGATTACGCAATATCAACATGCAGCGTTTGGTCCGTTCGTGTTTACGATTGTCGATGACGATGACGCGGCTATTGATCTCTCTTCTTCAGACTTGACTTTTTGTGTCTACAATGCTGATGATTCAACTACTGTTCTTTGGTCTGTCAATTCTGATGATGGAGACATATCTGTTGGTGGGGCTAGTAGTAACCAAGTGACAGTTAGTGGGGATGATACGAACACGGCAACCTCCGGCATTTTCCGCTATGTCCTGTGGGATACAACCAACGACTATGTACGCGCACGAGGAGTACTGACTATCAGCAACGAGGCAGACAATGGCTGAAATATTTGGCTTACATGCTGTGAAGGCTGCCTTCCAAAAGCTGAAAAAGAAGTTTGGGAAAGACTCTCCAATTGTTGTAGTTGGATACACTGCCAACTATGCTGCTTACGTCCATGAAGATAAGGAGGCAGCACATACAGCGGGAACACAAGCAAAGTTTCTGGAAGAACCCAAACGCACTAAGGCCAAGGAGATAGCAGGCATCATCACAACCGCTTTGAAGGCCGGAGCTACGCTTGAGCACTCGTTACTCATGGGTGGGATGAGATTGCAACGAGAAAGCCAACAGCTAGTCCCAGTTGATGTAGGAGCATTAAAAGCAAGTGCTTTCACGGCTATAGATAGGGATGTTGACACGGCCATAGCAGCAGCTGAGGGTAGGTTTGAGGCTGCCAAGAAAGGAAAGAAGCGATGAGCTTATCCCACTCCCCTGAAGATGTTATTCGTTACATGCTGATTGGCTTAGACCTTGGCACATTACCCGAGGACCAAGATGATTGGCCCATCTATGCAACTCAAGAAGTAGACAGCCCAGACAATACAATCACGGTCTATGGTACAGAGGGGAAGAAGCACGGGAGAGATTTCGTTGAGGGGAAAATGGCAGAGCACCAAGGCATCCAAATACGCATCAGAGCTACCAGTCCAACAGTAGGCCACGCAAAGGCAAACGCCATAGCCATAGCCCTAGACGAAACAGCCTACCAAGACTCAGTGACGATTGGTTCTAACGTCTATCTTGTACACTCGATCAATCGAGTGAGTGGGCCTTTGAACTTAGGTAAGGAACTTGGAACGAGAAGATTTCTTTTTACGATCAATGCCTTAACGTCGTTAAGACAAACTACTTGACAAACAGAGGAGATTACTATGGCTGATGCTACACCTCCTGCACCGACTACCAGAACTACTCCGGATGGTATTCAGTTACCCGATGGGTTTTCTACGCTCGTTACCATTGCATATGACACAGACATTTGCTTTTGGGAAAAGGAAGTTACGCCTCCTGGACTAGACGGCGGTGATGCTATTGAGCAGACTACCATGCACAATACGTCTTTGAGAACGTTTCGTGCTAGGTCTCTTTCAACTATGACAGAGATGAGCATTTCGGCTGCCTATGATCCAGATGCTTATGACGAAATTCTAGCAGCCATTAACGAGGAAACAACCATCACGGTAACTTTCTCTGATAGCAGCACTCTGGCGTTCTATGGATACTTGAAAACGTTCACGCCCGGAGCATTGGTAGAGGGTGAGCAGCCCTTGGCTGACATTGTTATCCAGCCTACCAACTATGACCCGACTAATAATGTAGAGGCTGACTTCGTGATGACAGAAGTAGAAGGAACTTAAGACTTAAACCCATTCTCTTTCTAGGAGCGAACGATGAAAAGCTTGGATTTTAACGACTTGGAATTGATTGAACTTCCTGTCCAAGTCAAAGGCGTTTCCTATGTCTTACGGGAAGCTTCAGAAGCTTCTGCCGTAAAGTACCGTAATACCATGCTGGCTTGTACCAGATTTGGTTCTGAAGGAAATCTTCAGAGCATGTCAGGTATGGCTAGCGTGGAGCCTCTACTGGTTTCTCTTTGCTTGTTTACCACGGAGGGTAAGGCTGTCTCTTTGGCAACTGTTCAATCTTGGCCTAGCCGAATTGTGAAGGCTTTGTTTGAGGAAGCTAAGAGGATTAGCGAATTGGAAGAAGAAGAGGAAACTCAAGAGGCATTGGAAGAGAGGTTGAAGGTTACCCAAGAGAAGCTTGTCAAGCTTCAGAAGGATGAGTTGGGAAACGTGCCAGAGAATACGGAGGATGGTTCCGCGTAGCTCAAAGCGTAGGCTATGCGGGACCAATCCACTCCCTAATGGAACAGATTAGCCATAGGGAGTATCGGACAAGGCTGAGTTGGTTGCAGTCTGAATGGAGTAATCCGGATCGGACAGACTACTACCTGATGCGAGTAGCTCAGAGGGTTCAGCAGGTACTTTCAAGTAAGCCCAACAAGATCAAAATGGAGGACCAAAAGTTGGATTTCGATTTCGGGCTTGCTAAGAAGAAGACTTCCCTAGAGACCTTGAAGCAAACTAAAAACCGTTGGGTACGCGCGGTGAGTCACTAAACAATGGCTATTGAATCCGAAATAGAACGTCTGGTTGTTCGTCTGACTGGCGACAATAAAGACTACAAGAAGATGCTTCATAACTCCACTGTTGAGACTCAACGCTTTGTTGATAAGGGAGGCAAACTCCACGACAAGCTCACGGGTAAGTTTGTAGCCGGTCAAAAGCGTATTCGTTCTTCCCTAGAAATTACTGGGACAGCCCTCAAAAAGTTTGGCTCTGGTATGACTTCTCTCGGACGTACTATGTCCATGAGAGTTACTGCCCCCATAATAGCTTTTGGGACTGCGAGCGTCTACAGCTTTGGGAAGTTTGATAAGGCTATGACGGAGAGCCTTTCAATTATGAAGGTCACAGAAGATCAGGCAAGGAGAATGTCTGGTCTAGCCTTGGGTATGTCCTACAGCGGGGATGCCTTGCAAGGTCCAACTGATCTCGCAAAGTCATACTTCTATCTAGCTTCAGCGGGTAAGGACGCTGAACAATCGATGGCTTTGCTTCCGAAGGTTTCCAAGTTTGCGACTGCTGGAGCCTTCGATATGGCGTTGGCCACGGACTTACTTACGGACGCACAAAGCGCTCTTGGATTGTCAAGTAAAGATGCCATCAAAGACGCTGAGAATATGGCACGTCTTTCTGATATTCTCGTTGGAGCCAATACTCTAGCCAATGCTTCTGTCCAACAATTCTCTGTAGCTCTAACAAGTAAGGCTGGAGCCGCCTTCAAATCATACAACATCAAGCTAGAAGAAGGTGTAGCACTGTTAGCTGCCTATGCAGACCAAGGTATAAAGGCAGAGTTGGCTGGTAATGCTGCTGACAGAATGATCCGGCTACTAACGAAGGCAGCCAGAGACAATGCCTCTGAGTTCAAGCGTATGAATGTGAGGGTATTTGATGCAAGCGGTGAGTTCCGCTCCTTCAAGAATATCATCGGAGATATGGAACGTGCTTTGAAGGATATGAGCACGCAAGAGAAGTCTGCTGCATTAGAGGCTATGGGATTTCAAGCGCGCGTACAATCCGTGATTCTTCCATTGCTAGGAACTAGCGAAGCTATCGGAGAGTATGCGGAAAAGCTTGGGGATATGGCAGGGATAACTGACGAGGTAGCCAACAAGCAAATGAAGGCATTTGCTAATCGGATGAAGGCTGTTTGGAATCAAGTTCAAGTTGTCTCCATAGGCATTGGAAAGCTCTTGGTCCCATACATTGAGAAGCTAGCCGAAACTCTTCAGGCTGGACTAGCAATTTGGAAGGGTTGGAGTGACGGAACTAAGAAAACTGTAGTGGCTGTAACCCTTCTCATCGCTGCCCTCGGTCCTCTCCTCATTGGTGCTGGCAGCCTTTCGTTCTTTGCTGGTCAAATCATTCTTGTCTCCAAAAAATTGATAGTTCTTCGTGCCTCAATGCTTGCCAGTGCCGCTGGAGCAATAACTTTGAAAGTTGCTCTCTTTGGGCTTATTGGTTTGGGCTTTGGGGTGTTTATTGCTGGGGCTGTTCTTGAGCTACAAAAACTCATCAATAAACTCGATGAGGCTAGAGAACGTACCACAAGAATGAAGTCTTCTAGGATAACAAGCATTGAGAAACTGAAGGAGGCAGCTGAACAAGAAACTGATCCTGGTAAGAAGGCTGAGAAAACAGCATTATACCGGGAATCGATGAAGAGGGAAACCGAGGGGAGACTCCACGAATACAAAAATGCTCAAGACAGGTTGAACAAAGAGAAAGAGAAGTACGGGCAGCATAAAGACAAAGCATTCAGCCTAATGGGGATGGTCCGTAGTGTTGGGAGGTTCTTTGGGGCTGCTGATAGCACAAAGGAACTAGACGATGAAGTCAAAGCTTCCAAAGACCGAATGACAGAATGGAATGATTGGTTAAAGAAGAATGGGAAAGAATCAAAGAACGAAGGTAAGGAAATGGCCCTCGGGTGGTTCCAAGGTTGGGCAGACACGCTTGGGCGGATAGGTAAAGACAAAGCAAGAGACCCAAAGCTTGCCCAAGAGAACATAATGAAGAGATTGAGGGGGGAGAAGTACACTTCCAAGAAAGATTACCAACAATTAGGAAAACAAGCTGAGGGAGCTGCGCGCGTAGGTATTGGACTTGGAAGGTCAATCTTTAGTGGGGCGATGGAGCCTCTGGAAACTCTGAAGAATGCAGCAAAGGGGGCAGCAAGTGCAGGGGCTGCGAGCGCAAAAGCTTACTATGATGCTTGGAGAATAGAGCAAGAGAACTCAGCGAAGAAGCGGTTCAAGAAGGAAAAAGAGAGACTCCAAAAAGAATCTCAAATCAAGAGGGATGTAGAATCAATCATTGAGCGTAACCTTACTCCCAAGGAACGCTATGACAAATCAATGGATGCTCTGCGTAAGCTGAAACCTCACATGCCTGAAGGTGCTTACCTTGATGAAGCAGCTAGACTCAAGAAGGAACTAGAATCAATCAGACCTGAGATCAAACTTCGCTTCCGTTTGGATGATGCTGTAGCTGCCGGATCAGCAGAAGCCGAAGCAAGACTAGCTGAATACATGGCTGGCAGAGGCCGAAAGGAAGGTATCCCTGGACAACCGATGCCATCTAATGTCAAAGACCTCACAGCCCCGAAAGCTATGGGAGTCGGTGGAGTCCCAAGAGTCAAAGACTTTGACCCAATCCAAAAGCCTACTGTCTTTGAATCTAAACTTCAAACTGGGAAGCTTCCCATGGACTTGCAACTACCCAAGATTGCAGAAGGTATTCAACAGTTGGTCATCATTAACCAGCAACAATTAGACAAAGAAGCTATTGAGATAGGGACAGTGGACCTATGAGCGCAACAATAGTTGGCAGCCGAACTTTCTGGTCTCTGGAACGAGACAAAGATGGCCACCGCACATACAAAGTTAAGCTCAGGGTCAGAACAACTAGCTCTGAGGATGGTCCCCAAACAGTCATGCAGACTCCGGGACTTGCCTTGCCGGGTACTATGTGGACGCAAGGGAACGACTTTGACCCTTGGGCTTTTTGCTACCCGACGATGAGTGTAAAGCCTAACATCAGCAACGAGCCAAATAAGTTTTGGACCGTAGAACAAACATACAGCACCAAGCCCTATGGTCGATGCCAAGACACGGAAGTGGAAGACCCTCTCCTGGAACCTCAAAAAATCAGAGGTACGTTTAGCTCTGAAAGAAGAGAGGCAACAGAAGACAAAGACGGAGACAGAATAGAAAACTCTTGCCTTGATTTGATCAGAGGACCCCAAGTAGAGTTTGACGAAGGATTGGCTGGAGTAACCATTGAACAGAATGTATCCTCTCTCCAATTGGATGTTTTGACGTTGATGTACAACCGTGTCAACGACGACACACTTTGGGGAGTACCAAAGAGATGTATTAAGCTGTCCAACCTATCTTGGGACCGTAAGGTGTGGGGTTCTTGCAACTACTACTACACCCGCACGCTAGATTTTACGGTGGTCTACGATAGCGACGAAGACCCAGCATTGGGTTTTGATCGGAGAGTGCCAGATGAAGGTGTGAAGGCTTTACGTGGGAGATGGAAGGGTAATACTTGGGAGTTGATAAAAATAGCTGGAGAAGCTCCTGACCCCACAAAGCCTGGACACTTCAACCAATATCTAGACCGGGACAACAACCCAGGGCGGGTACTCCTCAATGGTTCTGGTGTTCCTGCTAACACCAATATCTATGGTGGGGCAGCTACGGGAGACCCAGGAGTCATCACAATTCAGAAGCACAAAGAGGCAAACTTTTTGCTTCTTGGTATACCCATTTCCCTGTAGAGTTGAATCATGGCAAACGAAGCAAGAATATTCGCTGGTTTACAAATCTTAGTGGGGCATGAGCAATACCGTTCATTACCTCAATCCTTCCAAGCGGATGTATCGACGGCAAAGGGCCCAACACCAGGGGCAATATCCGTACCTTTGGCTGGAGTAGCTGTAGACCTTTCGGCCTTGACTCTTCCAGGGCTTTGTCGCATAGCCAATCTGGACACTACCAACTACATTGAATACGGTATCTACGATCCCGAGACTGTGCGATTTTACCCCATTGGTGAAGTGAAGGCAGGAGAGTTTTACGTCTTCTGTTTCTCCCGTAATTTCTCCACAGAATATGGATCAGGAACAGGTACG